TGTTGCAGGTTATCCGCAGGGTGACCATACGATAGCCCACGATCGCGGATTGTGTCTGTTGCGGTAAGTAGGATCTCATTAGCGCGCATCTGTTGTCACTCGCTGAAATGACTTAGCCACGATCAAGCCTTCACGCTTGCCCTCGTTAAAGCCTTTAGCCCAGCCTACTAAATACCATAAAGCATTAGCTGCGAGTAGCAGCACAATCATTGGCATCTCAAAGCTCATTGTATTTCCTATCTGCATCCAGTGCCCTCGACTGGCTTACAGAATTAGTGTGACAGAAGTGACCGACTAATCAAGCACATTCTGATAACGAAATGATAACGATTCGCCCTCATCCACGGCATCATCTAAGGTGCGTTTGATGTCAGGCGTAAAGTCGTCCATATAGTGTGAACGATCCGTCCTTGTTAATAGGCACTAAGAATGGGCTAACTCTGTCTCCGTGTGTCTCAATGACTGCCACAGACATCTGCCAATTAGCGCTCCCAGCCTTAAGGTAAGAGGCTTTCTTCTTGTCCATAACATTTCCTGCTTCTAAGCCCCAAAGAGTCCTGTATTGGCTTCCTAAGCCTTCTGTATAGGCACTGATGCCAGCCCTGTGAGTGTGTCCACAGACGACAGACTTACCGAACTTCTTAGCCAAGCCAAGAGCTGTAAGTCCTGCATTGCTATTCATCGATCCCTCATCGCCATGCACTAAGACCCAGCCCTTATGGAACTCGAATGGCTTTTTATGAAAACGAATCCCCAAATCATTGAAACCCATAAAGCGGGAGTACTCGAGTTCTGGAAGTCCGATGAGACTAGGAGCTCCTCTAACGAGAGTGTGGTATAGACGATCGGTGTGGTTGGATCGAGTGATGTCGGTAGTGCCGAGATCCCATAAGATGTTTTGAGCGAGACTTCGATCATAATCTAGCTGCCCTTCATACTCCAGATGAGTGCCTTTAGCCCACTTTGACTGAGACTGCATATCAAGTTCATCGCCTGTGTTAAGGACTAAATCGAACTTCTCGCGCTTTACTAACTTGATAAGATTCTTAACTGCTTGCTCATGATGATATGGAATCTGTAGATCCGAGATCACCAAGTATCTGCGTTTAGTCATCATCCTCATCTTCGTAATCCCCGAACTTCTCAGGGTCAATGGGATCAGGCAGAATCCAGTGAGGATAGGCTTGCGGTTCTGTGATCATGAACATGGCAATGTCCTCTGCGAAACCTGCTCGCTTTAATGAACAGAAATACTCATAAAGTCCAATGCAGTAAGCATCGAGCTTTGAGTAACCTTGTTCCTCTAACGCCTTAGTTGCTTTTCTTGCCATAGCACAATGCTACCTGTCAAGCAATATGTTGTAGATCTCATCGACTCGCGTGTTGAGTCTTTTGATCTCAGACAACAAGTGGGTAATTACATAGCCAGACAAACCACCGAGAGCTGCAATGGTGGCAAGGTAAAGCGTGAAGAAGTCTGACTGTGTCACTTCTTAGGACTCGCGTAACCAAATACACCTGATAGCACAGCCCATAGGATTGCTCTGTAATCAAGGTCAAAGTTGCTCGATGCCCACGCTGCAAGGAAAGCACCGGCAGCAAGTAGTGCAGGATTCTTGATGTTCTTCATTATTCTCCACCTAACATAGATACTTGAAAAAAAGCCCCATCATTGTCAGCTTCTTTCTTAAAGCTGAGATGCATGTGCTTAGTGTGTTTGTTAGCCCCTGTGTACTTGCGCCACTTCCAATTAAGGATCTTCGAGCAGATTCGTCCATCGTAAATGATGTAACTAATACGCTTGTCTGCTTTTGACTTGGACAAGGTACGAAGCTGATCAGCAAGATCTCCCATGATGTCTGGCTTACCGCCCTTGAATAAGTCTTTGTCCACATCAATGGCGCGTACCCAGCCCTGCTCATCTGGATTATGATCTGACTTGCGAGCAGCGTGTCGGGTATCACCGATCCAACCATCCGATGTGCGGTCACGATCTGGGAACGAATCATCGAACTGTTCTCTTAGTTGTGATGCAGCTTTAGATAAGCGGGGCTTCATAAGGCACTATCCATCGACAAGATTCTTCATCAAATCCTGTTGCATTATCTGGCTCTGGAGCAATAAAAGCATCTCTAACTGGATCATAGGTATAACCTATGCCAGCATAATTCTTACGGATGTTTCCATTGTAGGAAGTACGCTTACAGGTTTGACCTCTAAAGTTGCCATACCAAGTTTCAGGATCTAGTCCTTCAATTAACTCGGTTTCATCAATGCCCACAATAACTTCTGTGACAATGTTTGTCTCATCTAGGAATGCGTAATGTGCCATTATACCCAGCTCACATTTCCTGTGCCAGCAGTAATTGTTGTAACTTTATTTGCGCCAACTGTTGAAGTAGAACCAGTTAATCCTGCTCCTATCGTAATGGTGTTAGTGCTTGGATAACGAAGAATTACAATTCCTGATCCACCTGAACCGCCATCATCTGCCGTGCCATCATTTCCACCGCCACCGCCGCCGCCGCCTGTATTTACAGTTCCGTTAGATCCCACAGATGTATAACTTCCTGCACCACCGCCGCCTGTGCCACCTGCTCCAGCAGGTTGGCTATTTACATAAGCACCTGCACCACCGCCACCTGCATAGGTGATAGATGAACCTGAAATGCTAGTAGCACGCCCATCTCCACCTGCACCGCTTTGATTATTTGTTTTATTTGCGCCTGCTGCAGAAGCACCGCCGCCGCCGCCGCTAGTTACTCCACCTGTTGCTGCCGCGTCACCACCTTTAAATCCTTGTCCCGAAGGCGATGCAGCACCACCTGCATTAGTTCCAGTTTCGCCATCGATCATGCCGCCGCCGCCTGAGCCGCCAGAATTTCCAGCCCCATTTTTTCCACCACCGCCGCCGCCGGTAGAAGTGATACTTGCAAATACAGAATTAGAACCATTTACCCCAGGAGGAGTGGGCGCAATACCGCCACTTCCACCTGCACCGATTGTCACAGTGTAATTAGTTAAAAAATCTAAAACTAATGCAGATTCTAAAGATCCACTACCACCTGTGCCATCAACAGTGCAACGCATACCTCCAGCACCGCCACCACCGCCAATGTTTCGTGCGCCACCACCGCCGCCTGCGACTACAAGATAATCGACAGTCACTCCTGCTGGAGCTACAGTGCTACCTGCAATAATGCCTGCTAATGTGTTTAACATTATGCAATTCCACCGACTACGATCCAAGAGTTAGCAGCGATCTTGATGCAAGCTGCTGACTTATAACGAGCAAGGACTGGAGCTGCAAGAGTTGCACCTGCGCTAACAATAGTAGTGGTGCCAGAAGTAACAGCATTAATGGTAGTTACTCCTGCACCTTTCTGATAAACCAAAAGAGTTGTGCCTGTAGGAAAATTATAAGTCGCATCTGTCGGGATGCGGAAAGTGTTAGCTGATGCGTTGTCCATCGTCACGATAGCGTTAAGACCATCTGCCTTGACTGCTGTATATGTCGTGCCAGTCTGTGCATTGACTGTCAGACCAGCGAAGGCTGTATCAATGTCTTGACCAAGTGCCGCGATCGCAGTTGCCCCGTCTTTAACTAGGTCTGTCGATTGTGGTATGTCAAAACCATAATTCGTGGTGGTAGTTGCCATTAGGTTAGTGCTCCGATCGCTTTATTCCATGTAAGTGTAGCATTAACGCCTGTCCAGATTAGGCTAGGCGGGGTGACAGTTGCCCATGTCGTTGGTATGAGTGAGAAGTCAATAGGCGAAACATAAAGGGTTATATCTACAGAGCTTGGATTGGCTCTAAATGATATGCCTTCGATAAAGCCTGAGAAAGTACCCTCAAACATATTGTTCGGCAGATTGGTGATTTCAACAGGTTGCCCGAAAAATGAGTTTATGAGTTTATCTCGTTCTGCATCAGGCATATTGGGATTGTCAAGTCTAAAGGTAATTTGATCCAACTGAGTTCGTGGTACTGACCGCAGAGCTAGATCTCTTTCAATGATGGTCGTGATGTCTGCCAGATGGCGAATGTTAGAGTCTAGTGTCCTTTGATATCGACCATAGGTGGCGATAGATGCATCATCTGTAGCTGAATAAGTGCTGCCATAATC